AGTCGAAGCAGGTCTAGGTCTACTTGGTGTGCGCGGTCGTGTAACACCTGAGGCTCGAGCAGCTAGAGCAGCCAAAGTAGCTGATATCGGTTGGGCTGAAGATGCTGCGGCGGCTGCTGAGTCGGAGGCCCCACGCGCACAACAGAGACTTCTATCAGGTCGAGTAGCTCCTATTGAGCCTCCTCGTGGTCCTACCCGTCCGATGGGTCCCTCGTCACTTGATCCAAATATCCCAATTGAGGGTGAGATTATTCCCGGTCCTCCACAACCTAGACTTGGTGGACAGACACTTGAACAAAGGAATCTCCCTCCGCTTAATAATCGAGGACTACCTCCTGCTAGACCTACATTCTATCAGGGAGCAGGTGGGACAGCTCTTGATGATATAGATGCAGCTGGAACCCCACGAGTTACTTATCAGGGTGGTCGTGGCCTGCTTCCTCCTGACCGTGCTCCTGTGCGTAATTGGTCAGATGCACGCGCGCGAATTGCTACGCCTGAGCCTCCTCTTGCACCGATTACAGCAGAGCCTATTACTCCAGTTCAGCAGCCAGGTCCTAGGGATGTCCTTGAGCAGAACTCCCCTTATGGGATGAATTACTTGAGGCAGCAAGCTCCTGAGGCTCCGCCTATTCAGGCTCCTCCAGTCGCTCCTCCTCCAGCCGCTAGACCTGTAGCTCGTCCAGTTGCGCCTCCTGTAGTCGATATTCCACCTATTGAGGCTCCACCTGTTCAACCGCAAAGACCACCTATTGTAGCTGGTCCGATGAAAGCTGCACCTTCAGTGCCTATTGGTGATATAACTCCTGAAATCCCAGGAAGCACCATTCCACCAATCGTCGATACGGCAGCGGAAACAGCTCCTATTGCAGCTTCTCCGGTTACGAAGCCAAAGACAGGACGAGTCAAGCTCTATCGTTGGCAGCCTGATGACCCAGCAGCAGCTAAGGGAGCTGGTAATTGGTATGTCGATAATCCCAAGAAGATCGACTTCTATCGCACAGACCGAGGCCCTGGCAGGATTGTAGCTATGGAACTGTCGCCTGAACAGGCTGAGAGATTCCGTGTTCCAACTGACCCGGCAGCTCCAGGATTCAAGGCTGACCCGAATGGTGAGTTCTATCTTCCATCCGATGCGCGTAAGAATGTGGTCAGACCTCAGGCTACAGCCGCTCCAGCTGAACGACCTTATGCCAAAGTCTCTGATGGCGACATCGCAACTCTAGTTAAAACAGGTGATGCCAAAGCAGTTGCAGAGGCTCAGGCGCGCCCGAATCTATGGGAGAAGATCAAGACTTGGTATAAAGACCCTGCTCAACAAAAGGGTTCTGTGGACATGCGTGGGATGCTTGGGATGGACAAAGAGGGTACTCCTTCCCCTATTTCTGGAGCAACGACAAGTGAGGCTGAAGTTGCTGCTCCTAAAAAACCAATGAGTCTACGAGAGCTTTTAGGCTTTAAGGGAAAGGGACCAGAAATAGATTCAGAGACACTCCCACATGCCCATAACCTAGACCAATGGATTGATATGGTTAGGCAAGAGGATGGTGTTGGAGATGACATTATCCAAGCTGCAATCAAGGGGGCCCATCGTAGAGGCATAGACCCAACTCGCTCATGGGGCGGGCTTGAGGAGCTTAGTGATTTCATGAAAGATATGGAACACGCAAGGCTCAACGATCCTCAAGATTACGCTGAAATGGTAAAGCAGGGAATCATCGAGAATCCCAAGTTCAAGGCGCTTAATCAGGCAACTGAGAGACCACGCCCAGATTGGAAGTCTGAGAAGGGTTCTTGGGATATGCGAGGCACATTTGGTGGAGGGGAAAAGCCTCCTGTTCCTCCGGCTGAAGCTGCTGCTCCTGTCGCATCAGAAATTCCAGAGCCTGTGCCACCAAAGTCATGGCGTGAGAAGCTAGGTCTACCTGCATCAGCTAAAGAGAATCCCCATGCTGCTCGCTTTGCAGACTGGGTAAATCAACTACGTGCGGCTAAGTCAGAGGGTCAACTTGTAAGCAAGAAGTTCACTGACCTCGATGCAGGTGGCTTTGATACAGTTAAGAAGTTCCAGAAGGGTGATGTATCTGGTCGTCTAGGTGATGCACGTAAATATCTAGATGCTAAATTCCAGGAGCTCACAGATGCAGGAGTCCCACTTGAGCATCGTCAGCATTATGTCACCCAAATCTGGAAAGATGACCCAAGCAAGGTAATTGAGACCTATCGTCGCCTTGGTCTTAAGCCTAGCATGAGCCTCCAGCGAACCTTCGACACTTACGAGCAGGGTATGGCTGCCGGTCTTACTCCTAAGTTCGACAAGATGAGTGACATCCTTGGCTTCTATGAGACAAGAGCTAACAAAGCAATTGCTGATAGACAGTATTTCAATTATCTCAGGGAGAAGGGCTTCATCCGTCCAAAGGGAAAAGGTGAACTCGACTGGAAGACCCTCGACCCAGACCATTTCCCAAGCACGGCTGTCAAAGGCAAGGATGGCGTAGTTAAGATTCTCCCAGAGACTGCTCCACCTGAGCTACATCGAGTAATCTCAAACTATCTCGCCGACCCAGAACCGATTGCTGAGAAGTGGGCAAATCGTGCAACTTTCAGTAAGAATCTCGCTATGTCTACTGGTGTTCCTTGGACTGGTATCAATGCTCATGGAGCTAATATCATGGCAAGGACCATTCTTGGAAATACGAAGGAGACTGGAACTGCGCTCAAGTATATTCTGCATCCTAACTCGGGTGCGAAATATATTGAGGAGAACTTCCAGCATATTCCAGCGGCAGTAAAGGCTGGACTAACTATCTCCACTGAGGGTCATGAGCTAGGTGAGACACTTAGTAAAAATCTGGTAGATACTGGAGTGAACAAAGTCCTCGGCATTCACGGAAAACTCTTTGAGGACCCACTCTTTCAGAAGATTATCCCTGCATTGAAGCTCAAGCACTGGCGTGAGATGACTGAGGACCTAGTCAAATCAGGTCTGACCCAGGAAATGGCTAGTAAGAGGGCAGCTACCTACACGAATGACCTCTATGGCGGAATTAACTGGGAGGCAATGGGCAAGAATCGTGATGTCCAGAACTGGATGCGCGCTACTATCCTAGCACCTGATTGGGTCAAAAGTAATATCAATCTGGGCAAAGGACTTGCGACTGGCCTGAACAAGAAGGAGTATCAGAAGCTTGCAGCCGGTATGGTTGGAGCCTACATATCTTCTGACGTGGTGAACTATGCTCAGAACGGTAAGCACATGTGGGAAAATCCTACAGGTCATGCACTGGATATCAGACTAGGCAAGTCTAGTGATGGCACGGATAGGTACCTTCGTCCATTCGGAACAGCGGCAGACTTTGCGCGACTTCCCTATGAGGTGGGTGCGTCGATGCTGCAAGGGAATCTAGGTGCTGGAGCTGACATGCTGAAGAATAGAGCATCTATTCCATTGAGGACGCTAGCTGACGTTGGATTGAATAAGGGGACGAATCAACTCCCGATATTCAACAAGGATGCCTATGGTCGAAAGATTCCTATGCTTGAGGGGAATCCGAAGATCAACAGAGGTCAGAGCCAGCTTGGTGGTTTGACCAGAGAAGTTGCTCATCTAGCTGCACCTCCATATGCACAGGCTCTTGCTGACTACTATCTTGGTAAGTCGAATGCTGAACAGGCTATCGTGCAGGGTGGGGAGCTTGCGCCTTTGCGTTATACTCGCCCACCCTCACCGAAGTTCAAGAGAGGATTCTAGCTTCCCCCCTCACGCTGCCTGAATCGCTCGATAACTAGAGGATTGAGAATGTAGTGGGGTTCCGCTTTGCCTGAATGGTCCTTGATGATTTGGATATCAATGGCTTTTTGGGCAAATAGGGACTCCACGATCCTATCAAGCTCAAAGGAATCGAAGTGCGCCCAGTGTCTCTGCAAAGCCTGAGTACGAGTAAGTCGATTCCCCTCCACCGTAAGCAAATCACGTAACAAGACAGCTGTGCCACCCGCCGATACACTAGCCCCTTGTCCCATCGAGACACGCTTTGCACCCGGTACGAAGTCCTGGCATGCAATGATAGCCTCTTTGATATCCTCATTTTCTAACCTCAGATCCCTCTTTCGAGATAATGAAATGAGCATGGCCGTCTTGAGAATATGGTCATGCAATCGTTCCATCGTACCAGTCGTATCCTCTTCCTGCTGCTCTGTCTCCTGATACGCTGCATACCATTTCTCATACGTCTCACGCCCATCATCGCTCCAGGTAAATTCTCCCTTACATCTTGAAATCTCCACAAGCTGTGCAACGAGATGGCTTAAGGGAAAGACTGAAACTGGCCTAACTGTAAGGGCGTTAATACCCGACTTCTTGTTAGAGTAAATGACGAACGTGCGTGCAATGAAGCCTCCACCTATTGCATTGTTTGGGACGGCATCACGCATATGTGTTTCATTCGTAGCTCCCAGCATGGTCAAGCACGGACTCTTGAGCATCTCTGCCGGTGAATTACGAAGCATATAGGTCCATTCAGGATTATAGTGACCATCGTACAAGTCAGTCAGAATAGTCAACGCCGCAGGGTCTTGAATGATGAACGACGCAAACTCAGAAGCAAACAAAACTCCTGCTGCACCTGTGAGTGGAGGTCCACCATTCTCTTTCGTGCGCGCCTTGGCTAACTCTGATATGACACCCTGAATGCTTACGCGACCAGCGAAAATCTTTGTATTGTCTATTGCTCTTACCAACGCCCGCGCAAGGTTAACCGGAGGACCTTTACGCAAACCTGAGCGACCAACTAGCAAGACATAGATGTTCGGCTGAAGCTTGTAGTAGAACTTGTCAAGGTAGACATTATCTTTGACGACTGCTGCAATTGCTGCTAGTCCTGCCCAATAATAATACTTCCTCGGCGACTCTGAATCCTTGGTGTAAGTAAGGATAGACTCGATGAAGGTAGGCATCTACTTTTCTGCAAGAATCTCGACAGGTAGCAGATAGTCATGCAGACCCAAGCACCCAGGACAGCCCTTGACATCACAAGTCTTATAGCTTAGACCCACCTTCGTCTCAGCAGGAATAACTAGAAGTCCCCGCGACACTGTGCAATACGTAAAGTCAATCGGCACTTCAATCTCCTCATGCATAACCCGCACGTATCGCTCGACATCCGAAATCTTTACCAGAGAGACAAGAGCATCATGAGCTTCGACCACATACCGCGCGTCAATACCGTCTCGGCTAAACCTATCCTTAGCTCTGAGTCCCGCTCGACGCAGGTGATCCGGGACCGTTGACTGGGGAATGTGTGCATAAGCCTCTTTCCAGAGTTCCTTACCCCATCGGTCGAAAAATTGTCGATAACGTCCAAATGGATTGACAAGGATACGACTATTCTGCTCGAGGGCGTTCTGGATTTCGAGATGAAAGACTCCACGAATGTTTGGAGAGAATGCGTGGAAGGCATCTAGATACTTACCAGCTTTCCATTCTGAAAGGTTAATGTCGATATGCTGTCTCTTGGCCTCAGTGTTGACCAGCTCCATGAATCGATGCTTGCCCATGTCGTAGTTACCAGCATGGCGACAAGTCTTTCCGATGAAGCGCATACCCTTATTGACTTGGTCTATCGCGACTTGAAAAATCATCGCAGCAGTTACCTTGTGGATGTCAACCTTACGATGGAACATGTCGAGGAGCTTGAAGTCATTTCCGAGCAGAGCAACAATACGTGCTTCCGCTTGGCTCATGTCAGTCTCCACGATCATGTAGCCTTCATCCGCAATGAACTCCTCACGCAACTCAGTCCCAACATCCCCATGCTTAGTCATAGTCTGGAAGGGAAGTCCCATCTTGACTGGCCTAACTGGGGGCTTAAGGATCGAGGTTGAGCTACGTCCGGTCTCAGTGCCTGCGATGTTATATACAGTTCTCATACGCCCATCATAGTCAGGAAGCGCACGAAAGTTCTTCTTCAAAGACATCTTCTCACGTCGCAGAGTCAGTGACAGTTCTAGTGCGCGCTTCATCTCTGGCGTTACCTTCTTGGTATTTGCCATGAGAGCTACTAGGACTTCTTCACTTGTGCCTGAGCGACGAGGGAATTTGAATTGATTATAGACTAGCTGTGCCATGTGCTTGGGTGAGGCTACGTTCACTTCCCATCCAGCAATAGCATTCAACTCACCCTGAGTCTTCTCTACCCTTTCTTCGTATAGCTTAATCAGCTCCTTCTGTTTCTTGAGGTCCATCCGAAAGCCGACGTTCTCTAGGTCTCGATAGAACGTATGCAACTGTGTCGTGTATCCGCGAGCAAAGTCCTCATACCAATTAGGGAAGCCAGGAATCTGCATCGCGAGCGCATCTTTCCGTAGTTCTTCAAACACCTCATAAGTTACACAGGCATCACGCCCATTGTATGTCAGGATGCGGTCGATCTTATCCTTCTTCCAATCGAACTCTTTGCCTTCGTCCTTGTAGTAGGGTTCCTTGGTGTAGATAGACGTCAGAAAGGCCAGCGACTTCGGAAACTCCGGGTGGACAGAGTGAGCAAGCAGAGAGGTATCGCAATAGAAGTTGCTGATATGGATACCGCATACCCGCGCCAATCTATCTTGGTCGAACTTGAAGTTCTGTCCGATTACCTGGATACCTGAATCGAACAACTCGGCAAGCAACAGCCACATCTGAGCCAGCTCGTGGTCGTGTATTCCCTCTAGGTTTTGCCACGAGAAGATGTTGAGGAGCGGGACCGAGATGGCGTGCCAGTTGTTGAACGCGAGGGCGATGCAGAAGGGGATGGACCTGACGACTTCGATGTCGACAGAGACAATGGGGTACTTACTTTGATTGGAGTATGTATCCAGAAACCTTTGGAGCGAGACAGAATCTCGAGCGATTTCAATAACTTTTTCAGCGGGTGTGTAGAGTGGGGACTCAGCCTCCTCCTTAGCTCTAATGAGGTCAAGCTTGAGGATATGACGATATGAATACTTAAGCGGTCCTTTCTTTTCGCCGTATTTTCTTTCATCTTCTAGCTCCTCTCCGCCAGCATGTAACAATGCAGCAGGATGAATCGTTGGAACGACCTTGTAATCGAGCGAGGTCGAGCGCATGATAGACCCACGGAAATTCATAATTCCCTTGAATCCATTGCCCCGACCAGTGAGAGCCTTCAGTGACAGATTGCCAAAGCCTACAATGCAGTTCGGTTTGATCTCATGTATCTCATCCCACAACTGCTTGATTGAATCTTCGATGCTTACTCCTATTTCATTCAGCCTTGACAGTTTGTTATCTGGTGGTCTATACTTGATGACGTTGGTAAGATAAAGCTCACGCCTATCTATTCCAACCTCTCGGCAAATCTCGTCAAGCAACTGCCCTGTTGATCCGGTGAAAGGCTCACGAGTAAAGTCCTCAGACCTACCCGGAGCCTCACCGACGAACATAAGCTTTGCTCTAGGATTGCCCACCCCCGGAACGTAATTGCTCATCGTCTACTCGCCCTTTCTCCCTCAAGAAGTAGCAAGCCCACAGGACACAGTAGGTGCATAGGTCTACGAACGTGTCCTCAATCGTCTCATTCTTCGGTGTCTTCCCAGGCGCAAGCAGAACTGCAAGACGTGCCAGCTTAGTCCCAATAAGGGTAGCAAAACTAGCATGAACGCCTGAGAAGCCGTGAGCAACGGCAGCAGAGTGCTCAAAGTTAGAGAAAGGATTGGAGTCCACTGAGTAGTCATGGTTTTTCCTCACATGAATCTCTAGCATCTTCTCTACGATGGCGCGAAATTCTGGTACTCTTTCTTCTTGGTTTGATTTTTGCATTCATCCACCAAAGTTGGTCCAGAATGTGTCGTACTGACGAGCCTTCCGGGACAGTGTAAATCAGTTCGTGATACTGGAGCGCGTGTGATCTCTTGCCGTAGATGAGCACAGGAATCTGGTGAGCGATTGCATAGCCTGTCTCGAAGTGGCGTCCACCTGTGCCCTTGTTCTCCCACTCTTCCTTGTTGATTAGGAGCATAACGTCAGCACGGCGTATGTCAGCTAGGTCCATTCGGCAGGCTTCGAGGAGATATAGCTCATGCGGGTTAGGCGGATGGTCAATCGAGTGCCATGAGCTAGTAATCGTTATGCGCTCGAGTCCTCTAAGCAAGACAGCCAACATGTTAGAGTACTTAGCTTCTGCGAACGGCGCGGCTATGTAGATCCTCATTGTCTTATCGCTCAATCTCCAGCCGCGCACAGATGTTATCGTAGTATTCCTTGTTCCTCTCGATAAGGATAAACTTACGATTGTTCTTCATGCACGCCGCGCCTAGGACACCTGAGCCACCAAATGGATCGATAATCACTTCCCCCTCATAGGAGCAATCAGTGATGATGTCCTCGATCAACTCAATTGGCTTCTCGTTCTGGTGAATTGAGTGAGCGTTATGCACGATCTTAAAAGACTTAATCCCGGATAGCCTACGGGACGTGACAAGCGCAGGAGATCCTTTAGCAGCGACGATGATAAACTCAAAATCCCGGTCATACTCCCAGGACTTAACACCTCTGCGACTAAGGGCTGCTTCCTTTTTCCAAATGATTGGCGTCTTGGCCACGCTGAAACCAATCTTCTCGAGCTCACCCTTGGTATGAATTCGATTAGACGGGTTGTCCTTGTCTGGCAAATCAATACCCGCGTAGTAGGCGTAGTCGTCCAGACCGCAAAATAGATAGAGGAAGGAGCCATGCTTGAGGACACGATACAATTCCTTGAACACCGGCAGGGTTCGATCATCCAACGTCAGGTGTGGCTCGAAGAAATTGATCCAAGGCGGGTCAGTGATGCAATGGTTGATGGAGTTGGCAGGGAGTTGAGCGAGAACGATGGCCGAATCCGCGCAGTAAATCTGGTCAGTCTCGATGTCCTTTCGCAGCCCAGCCTCTTGCTCTGAGGTATGACGCTGGAGGATGACGCGGGACAGGCGAATGGCAGTTCTCTTATCCTGAACCTTGTAAAGAGTTGGGTCTTGCTCTAGTGCGCGGGCGAGGGATAAGTCCTGCGATAGCCCGCCAAGGGAAGTCCCTAGCTCGCGTGCTGTATCCCGAATCGACCAGCCCTTCTTAGGCTCATCGTCCTCATCTGTATTCTTGGGACGACCAGTGAGTGCAGGTCCATGCTCAGCCTGACGAAGCTCATGTAACTGCTGACGTAGCGTGACCTCTTCCTGCCACGTGAGATTGAATCGCTTCAGGTTCTCATGCAGTCGAATGGTCTTGGCATCAAGCTCAGAGGCCTCACGAATCTCACACTCAATCTCTGTCCAGGATAGAAGCTGAGCCGCAAGCAGACGCTTCTCACCTGAGATGATAGCATACTGCCCGGAAGTGTTCATTTGGTGAACGATTATCGGCTGGCTTAGGCCAATCTCAGTCAGCGAATCGGCTATGCTCTGGAGTCTTTCCTGATCGATGTTGTCAGATGGCTCAGAAACATAGATGCTTTCTATCGCGATCTTCATTTCGTATACTCCACGTAGATTTTCTCTAAGACCTCAGCTTGTCTCTCACTCAAGTCCCGCTTCTTCAGCAGCTTCCCCTCGATGTCAGAAATGAATGTGGTCTCCCAGTCAGTCAGCTCATCGGAGGCCTCTGTGAGAATGTCATCGATCCATTGCTGATAGACTTCGATAGGCTTAGGTTTCCACATCTCCACCATGTTTCCCCCAGTTTGCTCCTGAAAAAAGGAGGGTGTGCTGTCCCCTCCTTCAGTCGACGCGAAAGCTACTTACTCGTCATCTTCCTTGTCGTCACCATCTTCTTCGGCATCGTCGTCATCGTCGTCGGAGTCATCTTCTTCTGACTCGTCCTCGATGTTGCCCTCGTCAATGGCCTCTGCGATGCGTTCGTCCTCGAGCTGTTCCTTGATGTCGTCGCTCATGATGTTCTCCCTGGCTGAGTTACTGAGATGGTCTGTTCGTGCAAGAGAAGAAAGCGAAACGAAGTTAAGCTCCGAATCCGGTGACGCCCGCGACGACGCCTTCTTCAGCAGCTTTGTTCAGGAACTCGTACTTCGCCGGGAGAGGAGCCCAGTCCTCGATGGTGTTCCGCGGTGGGTCAGTGCCATCCTTGCCACGATTGGTCGCCCACTTCCCGTAGATGTACTTGCCCTTGGTCTCGTTGAACTCGAAGTCGGCAATCGCTGCCTCGTTCGCCTTGGGATTGAAAGCCTTGAAGAAGTTCACGATGCCCGTGACATACTTCTCCGTGAACCAAAGCTTGGCCGGGACACCAATGAACTCCGTGTCCTTGTCCGCGCACTCTACGTCCACGACGATGTTGTTGCCATCCTTCTTGGAGTTGAGTTCCTCATTGACGTCCTTGATGAGGGTCGGATACCAGCCTGGCTTGACGAGCTTGGAACGCTTGAACTCTTCCGGTGTGATCTGAATTCTCGGCATTGTATCTTCTCTTTCGTTGACTGAGTTGATTCGTTTGTTACCTGAGATGACCTTCTAGACTTTCGCTGCGAGCTTCTCTGCCTCCTCTCGTTTCAAATCCAGGTTGACCTGATACTTCTTCACATGTGCCTGAATCACACCGAAGAGTGGCAGACCCGTAATGTCCATGACAGCAGGCAGAGGCAGCGCAGTCTTTGCCACAATCTCCCCTGCTGATACGGTCTGGACTTTACGAGTAACGCCTTGGGCGACTTGACCCGACACCTCAGTGAAGAAGTAATACATCTCATTGAAGTAGTTGGGCAGGAGCGAGGGGGTCTTCCAACCGTATGATGCAAGAGATGAACCCTTGACCATAGATGCCAGGACGTCATTCGTGCTACCGCCTTGCTTCGTGGTCTTGGCAGCTTGAATCGGATGGGCAGTAACCGTGACGTGAGCCGGGAGAATCTTGAGGATTTCCAGAATCTGCAACATGACTCCGGTCTCACCCTTGTATTCATCCCAGTCAGGAATAGGTAGGCCACCTTTCGTCCGCTTCACATCGTTCGAGTGCATACCCATCTGATGCAGGACGGCGACGGTTGAGTAGCTGGTGTATGAGTCGATGGTGACCCAATCGTAAGGGCAACGGTCCTGTAAGTCCTCGATCTTGTGGATGGCTTCAGTGAAACCGATTACATCCTTGCGAGTATCACCATCAAGACCAATAGTCCAATACTCAATGTCGTCGCGGTTTGGGTAGAAGTGCCGAACAGGAGCAACGCGACCGTCAAAGTCGAGAATAAGACCAGGGCCAGGGAAAACTGAAGCAATCGTCTTACCACTCCCATTCATGCCGACGTAGAGGGACATGAGCCGCCCGCCTAGGTCTATCTTGTTTGTCATTGGCATTGTTAATCTTTCAACCGCATCTGCCGACGTTCATTAGAGTGCCAAGTCTCCATGCGCATCTGCTTAGAGTCCAAGGTTGCGTCCCTCAGAATCTTATACACAGGCGCGCACAGTAGACCGAGGATGAATGTAAAGAGAGCAAGCATTACAGATTCCTCAGAAGGTCATCCAAATCCTTGAAGCGCGGGTCACTGACAACCTCTTTGTGACGCACGCAGTTATCACACTTCGGTCGCACCTTGATGATGTCTCCCTTGCCTAGAGTGAACGTGCGCCCACACTTATGGCAGATGGACTTCTTACCCAGTGCCATCTCGAGGTGAAGATAATGGGAGCAATCAGGCAACATGCACCTGAATATCTCAGTCTCCTTCTTGCCCCACTTGACCTTCTGGTATTTGTGGATGTGAGTATGTTTCTTTGCCATAACTTTCTCCAGAGTTATTGAGATGATCTATATTCCTCGCTGCATAGCCTTACGCCGACTCAGCCTCGTCCACCTCAGCATCTCGCGTGAACGGGTCCCACTTCTTATCCTTGTAGAAATGAGCCTGAAGCTTGAACTCTCGAACCTCCGCCGGGACCGCACAGACCTTCTGAAAGATGCAGCCAGAGTACTTGTCACAGCTCGTCCGATTCTTCATGACCCGACCACCGTCTGCCAGCGTCTGATGCCAACCGATAGCGGTAACAACTTGAGCGAGAACGTCCTGTCGCCACTCTTCAACTGCGAATGCACCTGACTCATGCACCTGCCGACGCATCCGCTCGTTCATTGGCAGGCTAGTCTGTAGGCCAACCTTGTCGATGATGACCGGGACACCGAAGGCCCATTCGTATCCTTGGAACTGATTCGAGAGAGCATAGGGATATGATTTACGCCCCTCACTCTTCGTGTCAACGACAGCCTTGCCAATCTTGGGATCGATTACCAACGCGTCGATGATGCCCTCGTAGATTACTTGAAGTTCCGGCGACTCGAAAATGATCTTAGCAAATGGCTGCTCAACTGCGAGAATCTCCCATCCATCATGCTGCCACCGTAGAACATAGTCGTGAAAGACCTTGATGATGGCATCAATCTCATCGGACTTGATGTGTGTAGTCGCAGCGGATTCGAGGCGAGCAAGCAGCACACACTCATTGACTACCTGAGCATGTTCCCTTTCTAGCCTCCCTTCCATCTTCGCCTCACGATACTTCTGGACCATGTGATGAATGATCGATCCACGTTCCAGAGCCTCAGCCTTTGCGACCGGACGCCAGTGTTGAATCATCTCCAGATTATATCGTTCGGGGCAAAGGTTCATCGCATTTATCATCTGCGAATCGACCTTGACTATCATCTGCTCATTGCCCAATTGTTCTTGCTCAGCAGCCATGAGATAATCTCTCCTTTCTAATCCTCGTTTACAAAGTGACGAAGTCGAATGATAAGTGCATGAACCAGCTCGAACCTATGATTGACGAACTGAGGAGCAAGGACTTGATAGAGTTCGTCTGCCTCTTCCCTTGTTACCTCAAAGTGCTTGGCCCTCTCAGCCATCTCGCCTTCGCGACCCTTGCTGTAACCTTCGTCGTAGCCTTCGTAATAACTGCGCGGGTCGGTGAGGTTATTTGAACTTGTTGAGGAAAGCTCCAAATCCCTCTGCTTCTTCTTCGACGATTCCTTTTCGACGCGCTGCTGGCTTGGAAACTGCTTTGCTTTTTGCTGCGCCACTCGTAGCTCCTTGGCTAGTATTCCGGTCGACCGAATGTGAAAACGTGTAGCCCTTCGTTGACACAGAAACATCTTGTCGAATCGTCCCGAATTCTTCAGCCCATTGCACCCAAACTGCTCTAGGTATCGCACGCACTAGATCGTACAGCTTGCAGCAGATCATAGCCTCGATGCCCAAGAGAAAGTCCGAGTTCAGTCCATCTGGATTCAAGGGCCGCACGAAGATGAATCGACCTGGTATGATATGGCAACTACCACAGCAAATCACGTCCCGACAGACCACAGGCATCCGCTCGATGAAGAACTTGCACTCAAGGAAACGAACGCCGAGCGCATTGACTGTGACCTCGTAGTGAGTTTTACTGACGGCCACGCTTCATCTCCTCCATACGATTCCATCCCTCGGCCATAGCCTCAAGCACCCTGTCACGATAGAACACTTGCTGACAGTAGGTGCAATGAATCTTCCAGATGACTATACGTTTGTCAGGCGTATGATGCACACCAATCTCCGCCTTGTGCATGTGGATAAAGATATGTAGTCTCATCCACA